CCGCGATGTCACCCCGTACCGCTGAGTTCGCTTCTCAGGCTTTAAACACCATCAAGAAGAAAGGATACCCGCTCGATCATCGTATCGCGAAGACACGACTCGATTCGATCGTCGGTGAATCCATTCGCGAGTCTTTCATCGTCTGCTTGAAACATCAGCAGGACATCATCGGGCCGGAAAAGATCCTTGAAGGTACTTATGAAGATAAGGCCTTTAACGAGATGATGAAGCGCCCCGATCTCATGTATTTGACTTACACTCGGCTCGCCTGCGAGCTTACCAAGCTCGCTAATAGCGATAAAATTCCGGCAGTAGGGATGAAGAACCTACGCCGGTTTATTATGCGGGTTGAACGGGATGAGATGAACTTTCTCTTCCTGAACATCATCCCGCAGAAAGTCTCCAAGACGATTCTCGATGGCGATACGTTTACCATAATGCGTTCACGCCTCTGGGGAAATTAAAAGAGCAGGTGCAACTAATGGGGGGAGGTTCGCCTCCCCTTCAATGTCGAGGGGTAGCTCAGTCTGGTAGAGCGTTCGAGAGGAACCTAGTCATGACCCATTTAGTAGTGGTTCTGATCAAACCGCGAAACATGATCCGTATGGCTAGTCTTACATTCGAAAAGTCCAAGGTTCAAATCCTTGCCCCTTGACCACTGATTATGAAACCATATAGAAAATTTGGAAGTTGGATCCAAGTCAGATGGAAAGAAAAACTTGGCCTACCAGAATGCCCTTATCTTTATCGTTGGACATTTATATTATTTGGATACTCAATTAGATTACATCATTGGATTAAATCAGATGATCGTAGATTCTTTCATGACCATTCGTGTGACTTAATCTCCATGGTTATAAAAGGAAAGTATAAAAATGTAATTCAAGAAGGACCTCATAATACTGTAGTATATGATGTTACGGCTTGGCATCCAAGAATGATGAAAGCCAAGCAAAGACACTATTTAGATATTCCGAAAGAAGGGGCGTGGACAATCATCATATGCAGTAGACCTTACCATAAGTGGGGTTTTTATGTGAACAATCATAAGTGGAGACCGCTTAGATATTTTCACAAGTATGGGATAATTCAAACAGCTGATTACCAATAGGATTATTTAAATGAAAGATAAAGTAAAAGAAGTGCATAAGGATCTTATTAATAAAAAGATGCCCCACATCATCGCCTTCTTAGAGGATGATACTGTTACTGTTATTATTGCAGGCAATACAAAAAATAGAATGGATTTGCTAGACGCGATAATGGCAGATAAAGATTGGAAGAAAAATGTAGAGGACGTGGAAAAATGATTCCAAAAATCCCAATTTTGATTCCAACTTTGCACCATTATTTAATCCCTTTTTTATGGCAATTAAACCAAATAAAATAAAAATAAAACAATAATAAAGCAGAAGGTATCCATCGTGTCATATACAGTATGTTCCGCGTGTAAGGTAACGTTGAGATGTATCAAGAATGAAAAAGTCGTAAGGTTTGGTGGAGCCGAAATTAAATGGGGTGATGAATATCAATGCCCTGGTTGCGGCATAAAAGTAATATTAGGGTTTGGCGGTCCAGTAATGCCCGAGCATCCTGACTATAAAGTATTTGAGAATGAAGTTGAAGTTGAGGCATCTTACTATTAAGGAAGAACTTATGAAAGCCAAGAAGAAATCACACGCGCAAAATATCCTTAATAGTATCCGCGGGCAATACATTCTCTCACAGGCATTGTGTATTGCAGTGAAAGTCTTGCGAAAACAGCCCAAACAATTTCGTGAAGTAAATAACATTGCAGATATGGAACTGCTCATCGAGCAGATCTATCCCATTTATAGAGCAATCGAACGAACACAGGAGATGGCAAAAGATGCAAACAAAAACACAAGTACTTGAGAATAACGTTCCAGTTCAAGAAACTGTCATAGAGACTGCTCCTCACTCTTTAGAGCTGAGCTGTAATGCAAAAGGTCAATATAGCTGGTCAATCAAGGTTTACTTTAAAGATCAGGACAAAGAGCAAATCGTCGGAATTATTGCTAAGCTCAACGATGGGATGCTTCAAAAGTTTCCTAACATTGATGACACTGCAAAGTTGGCCGAGCTTGATAAGAAGGCCAAGAAGTAATGCTGTGTCAGAAATGCAATCAGCGTGAAGCTACAATTATTTGGGCTGCCGCTGGGATAATGGATTACATTCATGGCATGTCTCAACTATGGTGCGCTCGTTGCGTCTTAGAAGAGCAATTAAGGTATGCTGAAAAGTGTGCTGAGAATGTTGATAAATTAAAAGCGGACCTCAAATTATTGCGTGATTCCGAAGTTGAAACATAATATAATTAGATAAAAATATTTGTAGGAGGTTTCTGATGGGCGATTTAATGGATGCAATCCTAACTGGGGCAACGAAAGCAAAGACAGAATATGTCGAGGCCCCTGATGTGCAAGCACTCGCGGAGAAGTTAATCGAGGAGTTCGGCTTCGTCGATGCAGGCTTAGCTCGGATTAAGTACTTGTACAAGATCTCAGACAAGTCCAAGATCAATGGCAGGATCGGTAAAGCCGGACCGAAGTGGAAACATATCACCGGCTTTGATTATGTCATGGAAGTTTGGAAACCTTTCTGGGATGTCGAGCCTCAAAATCGGCGCGCTCTCGTTTATCACGAATTGTGTCATGTAAAGCGTGAAGATACTAAGAAGGGCGTTCGCTGGAAATTGTTTGATCATCCTATTGAAGCCTTTCCGGACGAAGTTCGTATGTTCGGTGCTTGGAGCCCGCAGCTCCAAGGTATGTTGACAGCAATAGCTGATCATGGCGCTGAGTCAGCTCAGTCTAATGATAGCGCTAGCGATCCTGCTTAAACTTAAGTAGTACCTTGGGAGGATAGAAGAGGGTAGAGGGAAACTTCTACCCTCTTCGTTTTTAAGGAGACTAACAATGGCAACCGTTAAAAAGATTTCTTTCAGTGTTGATAAGAAGTTGAGCATGAACTATAACTCAGTAGGAATGCAAATCGGCGTTGAAGCCGAGCTCGCCGAGAATGAAGGTATCGCGGAGTCAACTCAACTAAGAAGTATGGTTGAGGACATACTCGATGGTATGCTCATCGAGTCTCTCCAAGGATTACCTAATCTCGTCACAAAGGCAAAGGCAAAGATGTAATGATAAAAAAACCAAGGAAGGAAGAACCCTGTGAAAGCGATCAAGACCAATCTACTGCTTCCTCCTATTCCAGCAAAAGGGCCAGATGACCTGAAGCTCGTAACAGTTTACTTAACGAAGCATCCAATAACAAAAGAAAGTTTTGGTGGTATTCAATGGCGAATCGCGAAAAGATTTTATATGATTACGCCACGAAATGTTACTCTTGCGCATATAGCAGAAAATGTTTCTTTTTACAATGAGTCAGACGTTTGTTTTCTATGCCCTGATAGGCCGCAATGTTTGGGTAAGTCAGAGCTAGAGCATGAAAATTGTTTTGGTCGTTTGGGTGATGTACGTATTCGACATCATACTTTAGACTTTGATCGTTTCTTGTTATCATCTTTATTTGATGAGTCAAGTAACTTAAAGGTTATTCGGAACTGGACGATCCACGATATTTATGAAAGAAGGAAAGTCATTGAGTGCATGTTGAAGTTTTGTACTCACGACTTAATCCCTTCAAGGTGTGATAACTGTTTCTTAGTTAATCAATGCCCTCAAAGTTTTAAGCTCCGCGCATTAACTGAAAGGTGCTTTCCAGCGGATTGTAATTGGGTAAAAGATCGGTTATCAAATGCTCATTGTGTAAAGATAAATGGAAGCCTAGCCTTTGAGTTTAATTGGGCTAGTTTTATGAGCTGGAGTTTATTAACTTACTTGGTATATCGCCCCACGTGGATTTGTAGGGATAAATCAAAAGTTTATGGGAGTCGTCTAATTGACCACTCGTTTCTTAAAAAATCTAATCAGGTCGATTTTTGGGCGACTTCACCTGTCCAAAAAATAGAACAGCTTGAATTTCATCCTATACAATCGAACATTGAAATGTTTTATGCATTAAGATCTTTGGCACGTCAAGCTCGAAGTTTATGTATTGTTGGAACAACTCAAGGAGGTAATCTTGGTCCATTCACTCAAGGCGATTCTGTCAGTTCTATATTGAAAGAAATTTCATATTATTGGCCAATTATTCATCAGGCATTAGCACAGAGAACTGATGTCTGGAATTTAAGTCACATGTCTTAGGAAGCTTTAAATTGGGGCCATACTTAAACTCGCGTAGAGTAAGTTGTAACTATGAAGAAATCGCCATTCAGTCTACAGAATTCATTACATAAAAACAACTACGGAACGAAATATTTTAATCAACACTCAAAGTGGAAAAAACAATCTGAACCAGGATATGAACTTGAAGGGCACGGGACAACAGAACAAACAACCGAAAAGAAGTTATCCTGGGGAGACTTTAAGTGGCAGAATTTTGATATGAGTGTTTATTATGATAATAGTACTACTTCGACTGCAACGTCGTATTATTATGGCGGTTCATCCGGAAATTATTACCAAGCGGTAGATTTATGGGATTACAAAAAACAAATAGGAGAAGCTCCAGTGCCTACAATTCCTGACTCCTTAGATAAAACATTCACTCAGTTTCAAGAAGAATTCCAGAATGAGTCCAATACATTAGGGCAACTGGCTAAGAAGCAGGCGGTGAAGATCAAACAGGAATATCAACATGAGATGCTTGAGTTCCAAAAGGCACAAGAAATCGAGCAACAAAAAGCCGACTTACCCATCTACTCGATCGAGTTTGCAGCAGCGAGAGCTTTTCTTCAGTATTATGCAAATATGGCTTTACAAAAGCCGCCACCAGTATTAAAGCCTGATCAAATTCTTAGCTGCTCAAAATATTTGGCGGCGACAATCTCTTGTGAGTTAAGGCATCGGAGACGGAAGTGTTCCGCATTTTGGTCACGTTCTCTTTATATGTGGGACATGCTTGACGATTGGTCAATTGATCATAACTGTTCCCGGCGTGACGCCGGTAAACGTTTCTTAATGTCAACTGAAGATTGGGATGGTTTTATGGTTGAACAATACCTGAAACTTGGAGCCTATATCTTTGGAGGATCTTGGGAAGGTGGTTTTGGTGGATGGCCCTGGGCTTCGGTTGCATGGTATGCAGGTGATTGGGTTTATACTGCATGGGCAAATAAGGGAAGTATTCCTACAATTCTTTGGGAAAAAATGTTAAATGCCGCACATAACAATGGGCGGTGGATGAATAAGTTAGGAATGGGAAATGTAATGGGCGTTCTTAATATGGGCGCTAATGCTGATCCCAATTTTATCGCCGATATTGCTAAGAAGGCTTTAATGTGTACAGACCCTAACGACTTTAAGAAGTGCATTGAGAAGTGGACTCATTGTGACTTACCGGGAGAAAAGTGTAAGCTTGAGCTTCCTAATCCTGGAGTTATTGTCGAAGTAGATCGTTATTGTCATAGTAAGAAAACTTACACGGAGCATATTAAAAAGTTAGAGAAGGAGTTAAAAGATAAAGAAGCAAAACTTACTCTTGAAGCTCCTGATCTTGCTCCGATTGAAATGGGAGTTAAAGAAGAAGCCATCGAAGTTAAACATGATGGCACAAAATCAAATCCTATGGCCAGTAAAATGGCAGAGCAGAAAAAATCAGTTGCGGACATGTTAAAAGAGGCTCTAGGTAAAACCGCTCAAAAATCACCTGAGATAGATATTTTCTCTAAGGGAATTAAACTTCCTTGGAAGGGTGTACTTGCGACTATGAAACCGCCTCAAACATATGCGGAAGTAATACAAAAATTTACTGACACTTTTTATGCACACATGTCTCCTCTAGCTGGAATTGATATAACGCCTACTTCTGAAGGAATGATGCCGCCGCAATTGCAGGAGGGCATAGGACATGCAAAAATTGATTTGGGAGAACTTAAACAAGGCTCTCCCGTGGAGTTTGTTCCAATGGGTGAAGGATCATTCACTATGGCAGAGATTGCCGCAGGCAAAACTCATAGACTATCTGAAGGAGGTACGCATGAGCAAGTGGCAACAGGGTAAAGGTCAGGCTGGATTTAATACTGGAGGCGGGACGCATAAACCAGCCACCACATATCCGGCCACTCAAGGGAAGGGTAATTATTGGGATGAGTGGAATAAGGGTGGAGCAACCGGGTATGGATATAATGCAACAGCTGTTGCCGCCTGTAAACCTCATCAAGAGTGGTTTACCATTGGACATGAAGATGAAAGTTACGAGATCTGGTTGAAATCGTCCGGAGGTTACATCGATAAAGGCGTTGATATCTTCCTTGATCTCGCATCTGTTTATAACGTCAAATCAATTCCGCCGGATCTCGTAAAGTATCTTCCAGCAACTGCCGTGAAGACGCGCCGTGTTCTTTATGAGATTACTGATGGTAAAGTTGATCCTAACGCGGCGCAATTCGTTTTAAACATGTTACGCGACGGGATTAAGCTTGGCTGGGGATGCATTGGTGGCCATGGAAGAACTGGATGGTTAGCGGCCAAAGTGCATCAACTCATCACTGGTTGCACTGGTGATGAAGCTGTCGCGCATATCCGAACTGGATATTGCGATGATGCGATTGAGACGCAAATCCAACTTGACGACTTGGGGGCTAAGACATCGAAGCCGGGAAAGTGGGGGTATTCGGTAACGTATGTCAGTACCTACAAGACGATTGGTTTTGATCCACCGGGCGGAGTAACGGGCCCGTAAGTAAGGCGACCACAGAGGGTACCTTCTGTCTAGCATATCTAACATCTCTCGAGGGAGGAAACATCATGGCTGTACAAGGTGTTAAGTCTTGGGCGGGTTCCAATGAGTCTTACGTTGGGAACAACTGCTTCCGCATGCGGAAACTCGGCGACGGCCGCATCCGTCTTCACATTCGTCGCGACACTGTTCGCGTGCGCGACGAGTATATCGCCTTGGATCCCAAGGTGGAAGATCTCGTGAAGGCGCTGGACGCGCTGGGATTTATCCCGAAGCCCGCGCCTCCGAAGCCCGCGTACAAAGACCCGTTCGAAGACTGCTAAAGTCACAGCGGGGTTAACCCATTAAGACTGAGGGGGAGCTTTCCGCTTTAAGGGAGGCTCCCCCTCTTTTACGTTGCGACTTATGCCAGATTATTTTTTGATTAAGATTGTTTGTACGTCATGTTCAAATGTTCAGTTATTTTCATTAATTGGATTGCCTGGCTCCTGTGTAATGATTTATTGCGTTCATTGCCATGAAGAAGTCTTTTTAAAATTTGGAAATTCCTATTGCAATAAGTGTGATGATAAACTTAAATGTCTCTCAAGACCCGCAGCTAAGATAATCGAGATTCAGGGAGTAAGTCATGAGCACAGCGATGCAGGCATATTATGTGGATTGTCCGTGGTGCAATGTTCCGACTATGGTTCATTTCAATGAAGTAGTCCCGAGAAAGAACGTCGAGTGTGTAGCAGTTTGCGATAATTGTAGTAATGCATTTTGTCTACTATCATCCGACTACTGTAAGACTTGCCCCGAATTTTACGAGTGTGCGAAGTTTAAATCTATAGATTTAATTTCAATCCTGAAGTATGAAAGAGTTATTACGGTTGATCCTACATACGGAAGGGTGGTAAAAAGATATGGACAACAATAAAAAAACTTTCTTAGTAAAGTGCCCGCACTGCAATCAATTTACGGAGATTTGTTACAGTGAGGATATACCAAATCTTCAAAATGAGTGCCTCACGAAATGTGACATTTGTGATGAACCATTCTGTCTACTTCCTACATGGATGTGTGATGGGTGTACTGATTGGTTTAGTTGCGCGGGCTATTCTTTTGTTGATGTTCTCGCAGAGCTTGTAGTAGCAGGATTAATTGATTTCAACGTTGAAACTAAGAAGAGGATTGTCAAATAAATATTTCATATTTTGTATAGATTCCGTTTTAATTTTATTTATATATAATACCCCACGGTCGTTGTTTTTTTTTTATATAGAAAATATTTGGATTGAAATTTATTTGGGAAGGTAGAAATGGGAAAGAAAAATGTTGTTATAACTGATACGGATGAAGGAATAGTAGTAACTGGAGTTCCTTCTCAGGAAGAAATAAAAGAATCAATGCAGCAGCAATTTCAACAGATATTATCTGAAGAAGTGGAAGGGGGTCCTTATCCAGAGGAGTTTAAGCGAATCTGTCAGATGGTTGCTGACGGTAAACTTCCTTGGGAGTAATAGATAAATAAATGTTTAAGAAATTTAAAAAGTGGATTCAGTCTTTATTTAGGAAGGCTAGAAAAGATGATCCTCATTGGTGGAGATGCCCTCGTTGTGCGACAATCAATAAAATTGAAACTAGGATTTGCAAATGGTGCAAACAGATAAACTGGGATTAACTTATTTCGACATTCTTCAGGAGCATCCTACGAGACCTATATCTTCTGATGAAGTTAAAAGATTAACCGAACATTATGGGTTAATCTGGGATTCTACTTCAGATAAAATGAAAGAGATATGTGGTTTGAAATTCATTACCCGTGAAGGGTATATCAGAAAGAATTTAAAATACTATCATGGGCTTGTTATCCAAGAAATTGGGACTGAGTAGAATTCCTAAAAGAGTATTTTTTACAATGGATGCCATTACATTTAAAGTATGTGGTCCGGCTAAACCTGGAAGTATTGTCGGAATTAAATGTAAATACTGCGGAGATAATTTAAATTGTAGTGGCTGTGATGAAAAGGTTTTGTGTTTAGGACGAGGCTATATTAACTTTTGTTCGAATAGATGTTCACATGCATATCATGAAAGGTTACTTAAAATGAAAAAGCTTAGAAGCTATTTCTGGGATCACCCATTTAGATCAATTGCTATGGCAGGTATGGCATTGACTTTATCTACAGGATATATTGCAGCGTTCGCTTACTTAAAGACTTTACCTGCGATTGGCGCAACCGGAATTCTTATCGCACTAACTGCAGGTCTCGCGGCATGGATTCATGGTGATGGAAGATGAGAGATGAATTTTATAAAAGGATGCATGAACTAGAGCCCCTGCTTCGTTTACACTTTAGCGATTTAGGAAAATCATTTGGATTCCATGTTGACTTAGAGAGATCTATAATGCATGAACCTATGAGCATGTATCACCCCTCTGAGGCGATGTCTGTATCTATTTCATACAAATACGGGTATAAGATAAAAATTGAATTTATCCTTGATCTAAAATAAGGAGATACTATGAGCCCCGAAGTTACAGAAATCGTTTCCGCATTGGCCAAGATATCTACTCCAGTATGGGATGCCTTCGTTTTTCAAACAAGGCTTTGGGGTATCATGAAGTTAATCTTTGGTATTGCATTTCTCATTGCGGGTTTTATAATGTTAACGAAGTTTAATTCAATGGTAGAGGTAGAAAGAAATCAGGATGGGGATCTCACTTCAAGAGACGGACTTGCAATAGGCGTAGTTATTTTCTGGCTCGTGGGAATCCTGCTTTTGTTTACAGGCCTTTTTAATTTAGTCAACCCAACTTATTATGCAGTACAAACGTTGATCGGTAGGTAAATAATGGCAATTATAAAGAAAGAAGACTTTAAATGTCCAGGCTTTAAAATGTTTGGCATTCTTATTTTCTGGAGATGTAAATGGATTTATCAGGGAGCCATTTGCATGCATCCAGATTTTATGGGTAAGGATATTCCTTTCTGTCCTACTAATGGTAACAAACCGAAGAAAATTAAAAGTGGAAATAACGGCTAAATGTTGGAGCTGTCATCGTGATATCGTAATTAAAATAAATGATTGTGATGATTGTTTCCACAGATTAGAATGCCTCGGTCTTGATAAACCATATTGTAGTACCAGCTATCTTAAGATTTGTAAATATTGTAAAAGAAAACCCAGCGTTGTAAAGAGAGGCAAGCGTGGATAAATCTAGCTTACTCGTTGAGGGAATTTTTATTGGGATTTGGTTTACTATTTTTGTTATACTATCTATTAAGGCAGTGAACAAAATAGATAAAGAAGCTAAACGGTTTGAAATTCATAATTCAGACCTTGAGTGGTGGGAATCCGTTAGAAGTTGTTTTAAATATAATTATAAATAGGAATGCCTATGTATTTCCTTCGAGGCGTTGCAATTGGAATAATAATTATTTGCCAAATAATCGTTTGGTATAGTACCGAAACTTGGAGAGACTTTATTTTTTATTCGGCGTTCATGCATATATTTGGAATGCTTTCTGGAATCCCTGGAGGCTTAATGATTGGAAATGTTTTAAAGAAACGCAAGAATAAAACTAAAGGTTGAAAAATGAAATTTCGTGACGAAGAAAAATTACAGAAAGATATAAAGAGAAGTAAGTTTACTTTAATCTTAATAGGTATAGTTGTAATCATAGTGGAGGTCCTTAGATGGTTCTTTGACAAGTGAAAGAAAAAGATCACATCTTATGTTGTATAATCCTTTTTATCGTTCTATATTTATTACTACGAATATTTTACTGTTTTGACTTCTTCCGCAATTGAAATTAGGTGGGTTTGTGCAAAGTGTAATCATTATAATACATCATACTCACCTGGTATAATGTGTATAGCTTCACGTTGTCATGAATGTGATGAGTATTCCATAGTTTGTATTCGTAGTTGTCCTTGTAAAAACGTTTTACCTTATTGTTTAGCTAGACCTTTTGCGCTAGTACTTCAATATAATTTTACTGATTGTTAAGGTCCGGTAGCTCAAATCTGGTAAAAGCACCCTCCTTATAAGGGGGAGATAGTTGGTTCAAATCCAACCCGGACTACCAATTTAATTTGGGGGTAAAATGAATTATATTGTAACAGTTGCTCCAAGAATAGGATGTGTTCGTGAAGAGATGACTAAAGAACTCGTCACGTTAATTCGTAAAGATAAAGGAAACTTTGGTCATGAAAGTAACATGATGATTGAAAAGCTCAAAGCCTCCTTTCTTGATTGTCGTTTCTTTAATGATGTCGAACTCGAACTCACATCAGATCAAGTCGTACAGATTTATAGTAGGTTTACGCATACTGAAATAACTAATTTAAAGGAAAAGGATCCTCGAGTCATACTTGATTTGATACCTTATAGTAAAAGATAATGAGAGATTTTTTTGGGAGGCCCTTTTCGATAAGAGGGCAATTCAGAACGATTAAATGTAAAGAAGCTTGTGCTGTGATTATTTGTCCTCATTGTTCTTTTGAAAGCTACGCAACACATATCCCAGGGTCATGTACATCTTTGACTTGTCCGAGTTGTTACTCCCAATTTATGGGAGTAACAGATAAAGTTAATTGTGGTGAATGTGAACAGAGAGTTAAGTGTCTCGGCCTTCAACCAATTCCATACAAATGCCTAACTAGAGAAGACGCGCCAAGGCTTACGGTAGATAATAGTGTACTACATACTGATGTATGGGAAGCTATCCAAGCCTCGATGACAGGAGCGTTTTTAAACGGGTTTAAAAGTAGAAAGAGATGATCTGGTTTAATAGGATAAAGTTTTTCTTTACTAAGCCTATTCATGTTAAGTGCAGTTCTTGTGAACTAAAACTTGAATGTTTAGGTGGTCCTAAATGTATCCATCCTGATAAAGGTACTTCATGGGGAATGACTGGCTATTTAATTTCCGTCTCAGCTATAACTTCCCTACTTGTTGCAGGTATTATGTTTTGTAGTGATACTTTTACAGTAACTAAAAATTATTTTTTACTGACTTGGATCAGTGGTTCAATTTGGACTCTATTTTTTTATCACATCTTTCAATGGAGTCAACGTCGTAAAAGAAAACGGGTTCTAGAATTAATGATGATGGCGCAGCTTAATGCAATGCAACACCATCAATCACTCCAACAACATCAATTAAACAAAATGCAGGATCAACTCTCCCATCATATATCACGGACTCATTCCTGATGAAAAAGAAAGATAAAACGCCCTTAGTTGAAGAAGTCGCGTCTCGTCGCGCTAAACGAAAAAAGAATCCTACCGCTTGTATAGACAAGAAAAGAAGTTATTGGTCTTGCGGTATTTGTGGATCTGAAAATTTAGTTCGTTGTGGGGTTTTGTTTTGTAATCATTGTGGTGATGAAATGCCTTTTGTGAGAGAAGGCGGATGGTTTTTTAGTAGTAATAGAGGTGATGAACAGTTAGTTTGTAGTTGCGATAAACTTAATCAAATGAGGTCATATTATCTTCATCAAGGATACGCGATTAATGTGTGCGTCGATTGTGACGCTATTGAAGGTCCATTATGCCCTAATTGTAAAAGAAAATGTTGGGCTAAAGGATCTAAACGTTATTGCAAGAGTTGTGGTTATAGGAGTCTCTAATGGCTAAAGTAATTACACAGCATGGCGTTCGCTGGATCGCCGGAGATACTTTTTCCCAGGTTAATTGTCCCGAGTGTAATACCAGTCTTATTACTTGGGATATCACTTATAGTGAGCCACACTATAGTAATACGAGGACTTGGATTGCTGAATGCTTTTGTAAACAGTGTCATTGTCGATGGACTTTAACGAGAGATGAGATCACTCGTGACGAGGATTAAACAATGGAGCGTTATCGTTATCGGGATGAATTGGAATTCATCCACTATACAATTTCAACATTACCTAAACGCGTACAAGAAATTTTAATAGGTACGCACTTTGTAACCGGCTATAGTCATGAGTTTCTTGGAATCCCTTGCGGTGATGTAAGTGATGGAAGGAGCTTTGATGAAATAAGCTTTGTAATACCGTATGAAGAAAGACCTCATATATTTTTTATAAGGGAACACGTTTTTGATAGAAAGATAGTTCTTCATGAATTAGGCCACGCCGCAAGAATTCTTCTCAGGGACGACTGCCCAGACTGGATAGATCCGCTGAACACTTATGCAGCAACAAATTACCATGAAAGTTATGCTACAGCGTTTCAGTCGTTTCTAACAAGAGAACCTTTGGGTTTATGGTACTATCATAATTGGGAAGAATTAATCACTCATGACATTTATACGTATCGATATTTTGAAAAACAGTTTGGTATGAGTCCACACAATGAGTAAAAAGATATTACCAGCAAAACTTAAAAAGATATTACAAGATTTACCTCCATGCCAAGTAAAGCAAATTAAACGTTGGGTTCATGAAAACTCTGGTCCGCCTCCATTTATTTTCTGTGATGGATTTCCATGCGAAATTTGTATTCAATATAAAGCGACAATGATTACAATATGTCCACGGTGTGAAACTTCCGTTGCTACTACAATTGTTATACCTAAAAATGGTAAAGCACTTTGTAGAAACGTAAATTGTGTATGCGGTAGAGAGTATAGGATTGTTTTTAATAAGGAGTTTTGTGATATTTGTGAACGAAAAGTTGAATGCCTTTCTATTCCAATCACCATTCCAGAATTGTGTTTACATGAAAAAATTAAATAAATAAACTTTTTCCTTGATCATTAACTCCAGATAGGACAAAATTTAAATAACATCTAGGAGGGTGTCATTAAAGGTGTGTAAAAATTATGAGTATAAAATTCGCGGGTAAACCAAGTCGAGGATTTGGTTATGGATATAAAGTAGTTAGAAAAGTTGACGATGAGACATTTGCTCCATACTTTGAATATTTTTTAAGAGGCGGTGGTGGAGGTACAATCGTTCCTGAAAATCCAACTTCTGACTTTTTAAAATGTATTGTAAAAACAAAGATAACGTATCGTTTTTATGAAAAGGCTCGATTACGTCACCGGCGCTTAACTCGAACAACGATTCCGCCAGAACAAATATATTTAGCTGGTTTTCATCTTTGGAAAGATATCGACTTCGCACAAGAAAGATTATTAGCACTTCAAACTTATAGCCCTGAATTAAACTTAGTGTTGGTCAAGTGCAGCTGGTCACAACCGATAGCTGCTGATGACGAAACAGTGGTAGTAAAATCTTTTACTCCACTGGTAGAACTAAAACCCCAGGAGGTTGTTCATGGCAAAGACGAAGACGAGTAAACGAGGCGTCGCAAGGTTCAGTAAGGATATTCCTTACCAAATGGCTATGGCTTGTAAAAGCCTACAACCGTTTTTCACCTCCTTACAGATTGCCGGCATGACGGGCATCAAGAAGGAGCACGTTCAAAAAACCATTTCCGTGTGGAAGAAAGCCAAGCTTATTGAAGTAATCGGCGAAGGGAAACATGACGGCTCTAAAGCCCCCTTCTATCTCTACACCATTACCTCCAACTTCGAAAAGCAGCTGAACGTAGTAGGTTCGAAGAAAGTTACGGGAAAGAAAGTGATTCAGGTTACCGAAGCCACTTCCGCAATTCCCGCAGCTTTAATTGGCCATCTGCGTGCCGTTGCCGCGGAGTTCCAGGAGATCGGGAAGATCATCGGGTAACACTTGGAATACTTGGTACAATCCTGCACACGCAAAGAAGGTGATAAGCTAATTTCAGTATGTGGTGGCTGGTGCTGTTACATGCTAGACTTTAGTAAATTTCCTGATGGACGGTGGCATAGTAAACCTTGCACTTCTCTTATTGATGGGATATGCTCTGATTATGAAACTCGTCCTCTTGCGTGTGTAGGATCCCCTTACTTTGACGGTGGTCCTAGCGAATATCCATCAAACAAGTTTTCAGTACCTTGGTGCTGCTTTCGTAAGGAAGTTTTAGATCTATTAAATATTCCTTACGAAATACTTCCTACCGGTAATGATTGTATCATTGCGTATACAGAACGTGGTTTAAGTGACTTTGAAAGATGGGCGGCGAGAAAATTTTTTAAAGATCAAACAATCTTCTGGGAATAAGACAAATTTTAGTTAGGGAAGATAATCATATGAAATGGGATGATATTAAAGATCAATTTTTTGAAGCCGCAAATCGTTTAAGTGATAATGTAGAATATATTACAAAAGTCGGTCAAGCGTTTGAGACATTGATGAAAATTTTATATGAGAGGGATCCCTCTGGATGTATTGATTCAATTAATAGCGATGCTGAAATAGTTAGTAAGATATTTACCGTTGAAGACCCCTCCTCAATTCCACCTGAAGCTATTGATCAGTCGTCAAAAGCTTTAGTTCAAACACAGCAATTCCTTTTTACCTTCCTACGCGTTGCATCTCTTTTTAATTCGCCCGGAGGAACGCCTAAAGACTTTGCTGATTTTAAGATGCCCCCAGGTTCAAAAGTTCATTAAGGAATTTAAATGTCATTTAAAATTTTAGCGATGTGTCCGCATTGTAATGCGGAAGTCGAAATATCTATCGGTGCTTTTATGGGCGAAGGTCAAACTGAAATTCAAAGATATTGTATAATATGCCACAAGCATTTTCTTTTCATCGCGAGTTTCAGTACTTCATTAGTTGATCAAGTTTTAGTTAACAGCTCAGAGTTTTACGCCTCTGCAGACTGTAAAAACTTTTTGAAGGCTCAACCTCGCCGTGAACTTAATAAAAGAATCAGGATGTGGCGTACAATTAGTTCAGCATGTAAACAGTTGAACCAAGTACTTAAAATTGTCGCTTCCGAATTTCCATCATGTGTTAAGCAAGTAGATGAACTTTCTAATCACATAAAAGAAGTGCGCGGGAGGTTGCAGTCTGAAGGGGTAATTTCAGATGGCAATTCTAAGAAGGGGAAATCAGGGGCCTCAAGTAAAACAACTTCAGGAGAAACTAATCCAGTTTGGATATCAGAAACTGGTGGGTGAGCCTGATGGTATTTTTGGTAAAGGTACTGAAGCAGCAGTAATCGCGTATCAAAAATTTACACATCTTAACGCAGATGGGATTGTTGGAAATGTTACTTGGCGTAATCTCTTTCAAGGAGATATACCAAGTGATCCAGTTCCAGTTCCTTTATTGCAAAGAGATTTAATGGACTTACAAGGGAGTCCATTGGAATCATCGTTTTCCAAGACATACATTACAATTGCAGATCTGAGTGAGTTTAAAGGTAAATTTAAAACCATTAATTTATTTGGTAATGCGCGGATTCAATGTAATGTCTTACTTGTTAAGCCGTTCAAGCAAGCCCTACAAAACCTAATCGATGCAGGTCTTCAAAAAGAGTTTAAAGTTTTTGATGGTTGTTTTGTAGTTAGAAACGCGAGAAGCAGTAATAATTTATCAACACATGCCTGGGGAATGGCTGTCGATATCAATGCTTTCGAAAACCCTTTTCAAGCTGATGAAACTAATTTCACGGACGGATTCATTAAATGTTTTGCAGCTGCAGGGTTTGAGAATGGTGGATTGTGGAACAGTCCAATTGATTGGATGCATTTTCAATTAGCTTGGACTCGGGATTGGACTACATCACAAAGTATCAAGTATCCTGAGTTTAGGCCTAAGCTTCCACAATTTTAATGAAGCGTACTTCATCATATAGCTTTGACTTAGCGACAGCTACTTTTCATAAAGCCACGAAACAGCAATTGGATTCAACTATGTCTTTGTTTTTGGTTGTGAAATGTCCAAACTGTGAAAGATTAATAAGGTTCTCAATGGGTGGTACATTTGGTTTAGGCTGGTCATTGAGAACCTTTTATTGTAAACAATGTAAAGAGACTCATTCGATCTCGATGTTCTTTAAAGTTGAAAAGGGTTCAGAAAAGCCCGTCCACTTTACTGACTTAACACAATCACTCTGGAGAGCTTCAGGGTCTCGAGTTTTGCGCATAGCGCATAAACAACTACCTCTTGGTCTCGCAATTGAAAATCCAGCAAAGCTGTTAGGATATTCAAGTGACAAGCTTGCAAAGTGGTTAAAGAAGTATGTTAAAATTTTTCATACCCATATTGTAAGTACAATAAGTGAAAAGAATCTTCATCCAATCGAGGTTCAAGGATTAACAGTTATTGAGTATAGACTTCAATATATTTATAATGTTCTAAATTTCTTTGTAAAAGATACCGAGGAGGTATAGTATGATTCGTTTCACGATGAATGTTTTATATGATGGGGATAAAGATGTATATTTTATCAATGGTTCACACAGTGAAATTATCGAAAAGAAAAGCTTGATCGATCCTTTCGCTCTTTGGACAAGGGTCCTCGAGATTTCCAGTATGCAATTTAAAAGTCTCAAGGAATGTACAAGCTTATTAACTTCAATGGATTTAGGTTACATTATCCGTAGCTGGCGCCCGGATGATAAAATGGAAGCCTATATAAGTTAATTCAAAGGAGTCTTGATTAATTAACCATCATAAGTTATACTCTCACTAAAGATTGAACAAATTCAAGGTGGGAGGGTACTTACGGTGGCCGATAAAACTCTTGATGATTTGGTTCTGGATAATCGTGGTTTCGTGTATGATATGGCTAAAAATTACTCCTCAAGCGGAGTACCTTTTAATGATTTGGTAAACGCAGGAATGTTAGGCCTGGTCATTGCAGCAAAGAAATATGATGTGGGTCGTGAAGTAAAATTTATTTCTTTTGCAACATGTTGGGTTCAACATGAAATGATAAAAGTTATTCGTGAAACAAGATTTCCTTGTCGCATTCCTTTAAATCTTAATAAAGTTATTAACCAAGCAAGACGAGGTGAACTAGAAGATACCGATCCCGCGCTTGCAGATATTATGCCTCTTTTAAAAACCCCGGAGGCATTACAGTTTAATGACACGTTTTCTTTTGGTCAGGGAGTTGTAGATAGAGTAAGTGTTATTCAAGCTTTAGAGACCGTAGATTTTCGTACTCGTGAAATGATTAAGATGTTATTTGGAATTGAAAGGGATGATGCTTGTAACATCCCGGAGATTTCAAAAGCTTTCAGTTTATCACGTCAGCGTGTTCGTAATATAATTAAAGCAGGGTTACTTATAATTAGAAAGGCATTAGAAAAATAATGTGACTGGAGTTTATGTTATGAATCTCTCTACTCATGATAAGTTTAGTTTTGTTAAAAGTGGTTTACGAATTGTTGGGTATGTGAGTCTCTTGTGGTCTTTAAGTGCTGGCGTTGTTTTTTTAGTAGTTGCTGAAGTTCTCGGCGTCCTCGAAGAATTGTGATGCAGAAGAATACCGACATTCCTATAGTTTATCCGAAGAAGGAAGTAGCAAAAATATTCCGAATCTCGGTTAAACGTTTGAACGTTTTAATTGAACGGGGTGAAATTAAAATTATTGATCTTGCTGGTAAGATTATGATTCCAAGAAGTGAGATTGAGAGAATTCTTGGAGCTGATTTAAGATACGTTGATTTATCAGGTTTAGGTATACGAATTAAAAAGAAGACTCTACCAATTAAAACGGGTGAGATACGCGTCCTGAAATAAAAAGAATTATTACTTATGGACTTTTCTGCCCTTTCTGTAATCATCTCATCTCTGTTATTGCGAAGCCCGGCTGGAATGATCAATGTCGAGTTTATTGTAAGCGTTGTGAACACAAATTAATTGTGAAGATGCATGACCTTTGTGACTCATGTGATCAACAAGTTGAATGTCTTGGACTTCCTAATATTATTAAGAGAGTAGTACAACTATAACTATGAGTGACTTCAAAGTACATATCCAGAATTCGTGGTGTTATATTAAAAGTGATGAAGCTATCCCCTATGAATTTCTTAAAGTTCTATCTTACGTTGATAAACAACAAACTTTCAAAGCCTACTCTTGGTCCGGAAGATATGAACCTATTAGAAAATATTTATTTAATAAAAAGAATAAAGCATTCCCAACTGGACTTCTACCACTTGTAGAAGTAAACTTTCCTGATTGGGATTATATTGATGAGAGAAAAAGACCCGAAGTTGACTGGCAACCATTTCCTCAAGAGATGGAGTATAAAGAAGGGCATCAAGCAGTCGCATTACAGAAGATGATTGACATGGAACGTGGTACTATTGAAGGTATTACGGCCATGGGAAAGAGTTACCTCGAAGCAGGATTCGCTTCAGTTTTTGAACATCCCCTCCTCATTATATCTCACAGAAAAGAAATCGCTAAAAATATTTTAGAAAAGTGTCAAGAGATTGTTGGTCATGATGATGTAGGTGTAGTCTTTGCGAATAAAATAAAACCGAAACGAGTGACTGTTGGAATGATCGGATCGCTTACTGCACGAATGGATTCATTAAAAGGATGGATGGATTCATTACAAGCGATCCTTGTTGATGAGTCACATCACTGTTCAGTAGGATCACAATATTTTACATTTATGCAAGCCTGTAAGAATGCATACTTTCGTTTTGGCTTGACTGCTTCACCGTGGAGAGAGCAAGGAGATACATTATCAGTCTTTGCTTTAACCGGACCAGTTATTTATACCTATCCGTATGCACAAGCATTGAATGAAGGTGTTGTAGTTCCAATCGAAGTATATATGTCAATGGTTCCCGCTAATATACAGATGCCAATTTTAGATTCTTTCGGTACAGTTTATGATAAAGGCGTAGTTCATAATGATCATCGAAATAATCAAGTTGCTAAAATTGTAAAACATTTATATAATAAAGGTGAGAATTCTTTAGTTTTAGTTTGGAAAGTGGAACATGGTAGAAACATTAGTGAAATGCTCGGCGATACTCCGCATGAATATATTCATGGAACTTCACCAAATAGAGATAGCGCTAAAGTAGCTTTCGAAAATGGAGACAACCAAGTTTTAATTGCTTCATCAATTTATGATGAAGGTGTAGATATTGAACGAGTACAAAATGTAATCACTGCATCAGGATATAAAGCACCTAGACTTTTAATTCAGAGAGTTGGTCGTGGTATGCGTCCTTCTGAAGGTAAGGATAAATGCCGTGTGTTTGATTTCTTTGATACATGTCATACGATGCTTCAGAAACACTCACAAGAACGATTGAAATTTTATAAGAAAATGGGATTCAAAGTAGCTGAATTACATCTTTAGGATTCTTGTCAAATTGGTGATTACAACTACTATAAGGAGTATTACCTCATATGCGATCACCAAAGGAATTAATCGAACGCTTTGCAGAAATAATCCAGTTATACCAGATTTCAAGTTCGACTGAGTATGATAATTTAAAAGTTCAAAATAAGCCCGCGCGATCTACATTAACTAGAATGTATGGAGGCTGGCCTAATGTAATTAACGAAGCGATGAATCTTGACTGTGAACGAGTTGATATTAAAGTATTAAGAAAGCAACTCGATGAACTTCAACGCTCTCTTCAAACTCCTACTCTCCATCTCGACGGCGAAGAAATTACCATTGGAGTTTTATCCGATACTCACTTAGGTAGTAGATTCGCTGATCTTGGGCTTCTTGATTTCGCGTATGAGACTTTTGCCAATAATGGTATTAACACTGTTCTGCATGCCGGAGATATTTTAGATGGCCAACGAATCTATAAAGGGCATGACTTTGAATTGGATAAGTTTGGTGCCGACGCACAAGTCGATTTTTGTATCGAGCGATACCCTCAAGTGGATGGAATCACTACCTATTTCATTGACGGCAATCATGATCGTTCTTTCTGGAAAGACGCAGGCAATAATACCGGTAAAAAAATTTCGCAAAGTCGAGCCGACCTCGTTTACTTGGGATATCAAGAAGCTGAAATTATCCTAGGAGATCCTGAGAATGGTAAAAAGGCTACCGTGCGAATTTTTCATGGAGAGGATGGTTCAGCATATGCTATTAGTTATCGTCCTCAAAGATATTTAACTGAGCTGCCTGGAAAACATAAACCTGATATGTTAATTATGGGTCACTATCATAAAGCAGAGACCCTTTATTATCAAGGTGTCATTGCCGTTCAAGCAGGTACAACACAAAGACAAACTCCATTTATGAGAGGAAGAAGACTTTCCGCAGCTTTAGGATTCTGGATTATTAATATGACCATTAATGAAACTGGGATCGCAAGAGTCGGCTTCGAATTCTTTCCAGCGGGATCTTAATGGAAATTCAAATCATTCATCGTAGTAAAAGTAAATGGGCGGTAAGAAAACCCGGTTTAAAACGTGCTACGAAAATTTTTAAAAGCTTTAAAGAAGCTGAAACGTTTGTACGTAATATGCCAGATATAAGTAAAATTTATATTCATCGAAGGGATGGAACTGTTGCAAGAACTATTACCTTCTTAGTTGAAGTAGGTAGAGGTAAGACAACTACTATAGACTTCCATCCTGAGGAGCCGTAATGGCAAAACAACCTAGGCGAGGATCATCTGGAGTAGATACATATGCGATTAGTACTAAGGAGTCACGTAAGTCTCGTAAGAGATCCTTCGCCAAAGGTAAAAAGAAAAAGACAAAGAAACAAGCTAGAGGTAAAAATTAATGGATATAAATATTAAAGGAAGCTTTTGGGATTGGCTTTGGAAAATCTTCGAATGGTTTAAAATTCGCAAAGCTGAGAAGAGAGCCGCTCAAGCAGAACGAGACGCTTTGAATGCTGAAACAATCCTTGATCAAAAAACTGATATGGATAAAGTCCATGAAGAACATGGGAAGGTGCAAGATGAAATCAAAGATCTTAAAGACGGGGCTGATATCGCTGATAGCTTTAATAAGCTTTAATTGTGGTCCGGCGTTTCAAGCTCCAGCTGCAGTGTTCCAAGATCATAACGTTGTACAATTTTCGAAAATACAAAAGCCCGCAAAGATGGGCGATCTTAATTCCTTTTCTTTGGTAGATCCTAAATATGGAACGATCGTTTGTTTCCAGGCGGATAAGGCAAAGAAGCTCAGACTTTATATTGATCAGTATGATGAAGCATTAGATAAAGCTAATGCAACTATTGACAATGCAAACACATACATCAAACAACTTAACAAGTAATACAGTAACACTTATCCATTTATCAATAACGTGTCCTGTATGTGGGTGGTACTATTCCGGGCATTTAAGTTTTCCTGAGCCGCCTTATTGTAATGATAAGCAATGTGTTGGATGTGGTGTAACTTTTAAGGCTCGATATAAAGTACCCAAGAATTTTTGTGAGCATTGTAATTTTAAAGTCAGGTGTGTTTCTTTACCTGTCGCTGATGTTGATGAATTAATTACTCATACAACGTTAGGAGATATAAATTGGAGTATGTAGTAATCGATTGCGAACATTGTGGTGGCTGGTGTTGTAGAAGCTTAAACTGTTCGGGAGCTTCACGGTCCTATTGGGAGCTTCTTTCCCCCTCTAAAGTAGTGGAAATAAATCCTTGGATTGACATATCAATGTCTCTAGAGAAGAATGAATTTTGTACGTGTAAACATTTAAATGATAAGGGATTGTGTTCCTTTTATACTTATCGCGATGAAGCGTGTAGATTATATCCGAATCTTGAATTTTTCTTTATGGAATACTTAGATAAGAGCGCGTCCTTTTATGTGCCTTGGTGTACCTACCGTTCGATTATTTTACAAAGTTTACATACTCCGTTTGAGATTCTTTTAACTGGTGAAAAGTGTCGTCAAAAATATTTGCAAATGATACGTGAGAATCCAATCATCGCTAACAATTTTCATGGTAGAGATATATTGATACAGCAATCATATGAAACTTATCAAAGTGACTCAACTGGATGAATTTACAGGGTGGGATACAGGAGATATCTCAGATACTGCTTTAGTGTTTGAACTGAAGCACGCATGGAAAGATTATTTTAAAAAACATTCCTGTCCTTTAACTTTATCTCCTGAGACTTTATATCCCGCGAGAGATTTCTGTAAGAGCATCGGCATCCCCTTTAGGTTCTTCGTTCGATGTAGTATTCAAATATTAGGTCAGTTCCCAAAGCCGTGGGAGTTAAGTTTGCGTTGGTTGCAGTCTGAAGTCGAAGATATCTGGCTTGAAGCCAAAGACGTCCTAATTCCAGATTCGTTAGATCAACCTGATGAATCACTTCAAATTTTAAAGGCGCATAGTGAACGTACCCGATAATCAAATTATAAGTGCAATTTTTATTGACCGCTTTGCTCCGGTTCTTCTTTCACGATTTCGTGGTGAATGGCTAGGTGCTAAAGAATTACAAATAATTTTTCAGGAAGCTCAACATTATTTTCAACAGCTTCGTGAAACTCCATCCAAGGAATCACTGTCCCTATATATGAAAGTAGAGGGCAGAGTTCCAGTTAATCAACTCAAACAACTTACAGAGATTCTTGGATCACTACCAATCATCACGCAACCAGAGTTTTTTGAATTCGAGTTAGGTCACATGCTTCAAGGTAAGGCACTACAAAGTGCCTTACGTGACGCTATTCCTTTATATCAAGAGGAAAAGTATGGAAATATTTTCGACTTATTTCAAAAGGCTAAGGCGTCAGCTATTACTAAAGAGAAGGCAATTGGTTCCTTTTGGGATGACTGGAATCAACGAGATGTCTCTTTTAGAGGTGAACCTAGCCCTACTGGATTTACAACGCTTGATGCAATCATGGGAGGAGGTTTATATCCAGGTGAGACGATGCTTACCATCGGACTCAAATCAACTGGCAAAACTTTCTTTGCAGTCTGGGTTGCACGAGCAGCACTATTCTTTAATAAATTCAATGTTGTTTATACAATGGAAATATCGAGGTCTGACTTCCTTAAACGGTTAGACTGTTCTATCGTTGAAATGGATTTTGATGTTTACATGGATCATAAAGATGAGATTCGTGATTTAATTATGGCGAAGAGAGAAGAGCTCGAAGGTAATTTAATCGTCGTCGAATATCCTTCTGGCTATCCTACAGTCTCGATTATAGAAAACCAGACACTAGAACTCGAACAGAAATACGGTCGTAAAGTAAACAGCGTTGTAATCGATTATATCGACCTTTTAAAGGGGACTGTTGTCGGTGCGGAGTCATCAGCTAGATTCGGTTTAATCTCCGCAGCAGTCGAACTTAGAGGAATGTGTGGCACGAATGATTGGTCGGCAGTAATTCTAACTCAATCAAATGCTTTGGGTAAAAAGAAGCCGTTCATTGAATCGGAAAATGCTGCTGAGGGTTATGGTAAAGCTTGGGCTAGTGATTTTGTTATGAGTATTAATGAAGTTGTAGGTCGCGCTGATTTAAGAAGATTATATATCGCTGACTCTCGACGGACTCAAAAGAAAGTTTCAATTTTATATGAAGTAGATTTTAGTAGATCAATTTGGAAGGAAGTTCATGGATTCTAAAACTGATGAACAAATCGCACATATTCACAGATTGTTGAGAGTTCAAGCTCCAATTTGTACTTGCATGCTTTCGACAGATGAATGTCGAAGGTGTAAATTAACTGCCAGACTTAGACAACTGGAAAATATCAGAGAGGGTTTCAATGATGAAGAAGATGACTTCGGCAAGCCTCCCCCTTACAAACCATAATTGGGGGGTCACAGCAGACTTCAACTCTCACGTATGTGATAAGCTTATCACTGGTACTGCCGCGGCAAATAATGTATGGCCTGGATCGACTACCATTAATCCAGGTTGGCATACCGGAGGTATTATTGATACAAACCAAACGGTTAACATGCCAACGCGATATGCTGAAATCTCGTGTTTACATTGTGACGAGCAAATTAGTATTCCTATTTTTCTTTCATTAACTGGCTCCGCTTGTTTTGTTGCGGTGTGTCCGAAATGTCAGAGGCGATTTATGGTGCATGATACTATATGCCATGATGAGTGTGACTGTAAGTTAAGTTGCTTAGGAATCGGAATATTTATAAACCTGCATAAATATCCTATAATTGATCTGAAGACTATTCGTGAACCTGAACCAAAGTGGATTGTAGATATTCCAATTGTTGTAAACGTGCAATATTTGATACCTCAAGATATTTATATTATACAAAGTGAGATAAGTTACGGTGAACTCAAACCAATTCAAAACGACTGGCTCACAGGAGATCCGTTTCAATTGCCCAATGTGTCCAAGTGGTGATACGGAGTATCATCTTTATTATAATCCTGCGAAGAGTGTTTTCTTTTGTCATCGATGCCATTATACTGGACATGGATTTCCCAAGCTTGTCACGTCTTCTTTACCTCTAGTAACATTACCTAAAGAAGTAAAAGCAAAGGATCTCGAATGGCAACCTCTTCACTGGCCTCCTAGTGGTATTCTTGAGGGTGCGATCTGGGATTATTTACTTACAACACGAGGTATAACATTTAATGTTATTGACCGCTTCAAATTAGGTTGGGCTCATAAGATACCTTTAGCAGTAGTAATACCGTTAATACAAGAAAATGATATTAGAGCTTTACAAGTACGATTCTTGAGTGACTTAATGAAACCTAAATATTTGAATTATGCCATTGGAGATAAACCAATGGAGAAGTCAGAAATGATATTTAATATTGATACGGTTATTAAAGGGGTTACTAAGTTATATATAATGGAAGGTGTCTTCGATGTTATGAAATCTGCTATTTTAAATAGTGTCTGCACCTTTGGCAAGAATATTTCAGCGTCACAATTAATAATGATTAATAAGATTCCGAAAGAAAAACTCGTGTTATCTTTTGATTTTGATGTTAAAATAAAAGAGATAATTGAATCGATCAAAACATTAGAATCGTTTGGTGATGTCTTCATTAAAAAAATTCCGGAAGGAAAAGATCCAGGAGATTTTACGCCTGAAGTATTCGAACTCTTTCCTGAAATTACATTACAAGAATACATACTGGAGGTGTTACAATGATCGCTATTATCGAAAAGGGAGTATTAGGTGATCGTGATGGATTGCCAATCTACTCAATCATGATTGATGAAGAGACAGATTCTGAAGTTAACTTCATGGCAATGGTGCAAATTGATGGTACGATGAATGACTTAGTCGACGATCTCGACATTAATCCAGAGCTGTTAAAGCAATTGGAAAATCTACCAATGTTTGGTAGTCTTGAAGTTGAATTAAAAATCGGGTTGGATGTGCCAAAATGAGTCCGAGAATGAGAGTATTAATCCGCGAATTTGCGAAGGCCTTTTTAGATGGGCGAGATCCATTTAATCACGACTTCTTGATTATGCATAATGTCAACTCAGCTGAATTAGCCTCACTGGAAGATTTTATCGGCAGCTTATTAATGATGTACTTGCAGCAATCAGGAGGAGTACCTGAATGAGACTTCCTAAAATGGCGTTTGAAGTCCCAAAAAAGAATCTAACCTTTGGGAGTTCGCATTGCGATTACCTTTTTGTCCTAGCCCATCTCATGCATATGCAAGAGTATCGAAGCGAAGTATACTCTTGTCAGGATAGGGGCATGGAAGTTTATCTGGATAACTCTGCCTTTGAATTGAAAGAGTCAGTAGGTTTAGACTCTTATGTTGGTTTAATCTTAGAGTTAAACCCTACCGTCGTAGTTGTACCAGATGCGCTTGGCGATCTTGCAAAGACAATTCAACTTACTCGCAGGTTTTACGATGGTGTTCCTGAAAAGATTCTTGATCGATACAAGCTTATGATTGTGTTACAAGGCCAAAATAATTATGAACGAATGAAATGCTTACATATAATTCGTTCGTTTGGTTATCCATTTCATATTGTAGGATTACCAAGGCACGCATGTCCGGATAGGGTAACTCTCCTAAGAGCTGTAAAAAGATTCACCGGTAAAAAACCAATCCACTTTCTCGGGCTCCCAGATCCTCAAGAATTAAAGGGATTGAATGAGGTGATTGATTCTGTAGATACTTCTTGGGTCTCTAAATATTCAATTGGTAAAGGTGCTAACGACTATTTAGACTTTGAGAATGATGAAATTAACGAGGAAAAGTTTCTCGAAGGCTTGAATATATTAAAAAATAGTTTTTAAGTTATGAGGAAACCATACAATGTCAACCATTCAAGATTATGTTAAAAATCTTTTACTCCAAAGTACGCCAAATGCGGTAGTACCTCCACAAAAACCAACGCGACCATTTAATGGTTTGGCATTTGTTGGTATTGCTCCAAGTACAGAGGAAGTAGAACAAGGTCAAGTATTCTGCGGACCTTCTGGGCAAATATTAAATAAGTCTTTGCATCTTGCTGGAATTGATCGTACTGAGTGTTGGACGGGAAATTTAATTCCCGTTAAGCTTCCGCAGAATAGACCTCCTTCAAGAGGTGAAGTGTCTTTATTTAGAGGAAGCTTAATTCAAACTCTAAAAGAAATGAATCCTAAAGTTATTGTTACGATGGGAGCTGAACCTACCCGAGCTTTCTTTCCAGAAACAGATATTCAAATCATGACGATGCGATCACATGTTCTTGAATGTCCTGATTTACCTGGTGTACAAATAATTCCTACAATACATCCTTCATTCGCTTTGCGCCAAAGTCTATCTCTTGTCGCGTTACTCCTCAATGATTTAATAATCGCGAAAGATGTACTCGCAGGTAATCCTAGATATCGTCCTTGGACATATGAGTATATCACTAATCTCGAACAGTTAGAATCTATTCTTACTGAACATAAAGGTGAATTACTTTTTATTGATACTGAAGCAACGAGTACGAATCCCCATCAAGCCGAACTTTTTATCGTCAGCTTTGCCTTCTCAGGTAATCCTGATAAAGGTTTTGTTATCCATACACCCTCTTTAAATTACGATGGTGTAATGGGTCCTGAAGAGTTATTAGATGGTACGAATCATTTAACTCCACGAGAAAGAGTTTTGGATATTTTAAAGAAACATAATTTTCAAACCGGCATCTTTAATATGTTGTATGACTATATCCTGCTCCAAAGATTTGGATATGCTCCAGATGTTCATATTGATCCGATGTATGCGTTTACTCTAATTGATGAAAACTGCCCTAAAAGTTTGTCTAACCTTGGGAGTTTCTTTAGCGGTATTGGGCCGTACACTATGGATTATGCATCAACCGATCTTCAAGAATGGTTGCCGTACGCTGCTTGCGACGCAGTAAACTCCGTTCGAGTTTGGAATGCAATAAAGAAAAACTTTGAGGAGCCTACGAAAAAGAATTTACTTTTCAAGTACTTAATGCCTCTTTTGAAAACGCTCGCGAAAGTTTCAATTACTGGTTTAGGGGTTGATCTAACAAAACTTGCTGAAGTAGATAAGCAATTATCGACGGACATTAGCACGAAAGTTCAGTTGATGCAGCAAGCTGTTGGATTTAGTTTTAATCATAGATCAGGTGATCAACTCGCTAATGTTTTTAAGAAACTTGGTATTCCAGTTCGTGGAATGACAAAGACTGGAAAGCCAAGTTTTGCTAAAGAAATTTTAAAGGGTATGGCAGAAAGATATCCTTTCGTACAAACGTTGCTAGATGTTAAGTCAATGGAGAAGATGCATTCTTCTTACGTGAAGAATATTCAAAACTATGTTGATGAGCACAATCGAGTTCATACTAGTTTTGATATTAAGAAAACTGGAAGGCTGTCCGCTAAAGAACCCGCTCTTCAAACTTTGCCTCGTAAGTCTATTATCCTTGAACTGTTCGCCGCTAAGCCAGGGCATACATTAATCAAGTGCGACTTTAGTGCCGCAGAGTTAAGATGGATGGGATTCTTAGCGGGGCAAACTGAATGGTTAGATCCTACGATTGATATTCACGTGAATAATGCATCTTTCTTCTTTAAGGTGCCGCGAGAGCAAGTAACTGATGAAATGAGAACGAAAGTAAAGTTCGTCGCTTTTGGCAAGATTTACGGCTCGTCAGATGCACTCCTCGCGAAACAATTAAAAACTACGGAGCAAGAAGCAAAGAAACTTAATGACATCTTCTTCAAGACGTTTCCTAAAGTGTATGACTTTATGACTCGCACTGAAGAAAAAGTTAATGAAGTTGGTACTGTTCAAAATTGGTATGGTCTTGAAAGACACTTCTTTTTTGATATGCAATTTGGAACTCATCAAGATAGAGCCAGAGCAGTTCGTGAGGGATATAACTTTGGACCGCAATCAACTGTAGCAATGTGGACGAATATGTCTTTGATTAAAGTGCAAAATTGGCTTGAACAGAATATGCCCGAAGCTCAAGTTGTCCTTCAAATTCACGATGCTATTGTTGTTGAGACCCCAAATGAATTGCTACCCAAAGCTGTCGCAGCAATTTGGCATTTACTCCGTAGACCCATTTGTAAAAAGACCGGTTTCTTTTTACCAGTTGATACTACAGTTGGTACTGATTTAAAACATCAGGAGCTAATCATACCCTTTTATGTACAAAATCTAGAAGAGATGGGAGACATTCCTTTACAAAAGGCATCATAAATGGTAGATGCGATTAGCCTCATAGATTTATTTCGTTCATTCTTTCATTGGTGGTCTAGTGATGCTGGCACTGAATATCGATTTTTGTTCATTATTGTAAATGCCCTACTCGGAGCAGTTAATCTTTTAATCATCGCTATGGTGATTTTTTCGATTAGGAAATTTCGTAAAAGAGTCAGTATTCAGGATCAAAGTAGATTGGCTTATCTGGAAGAATTTAAGGGTTATATCCATCAAATGTTTATAAAGATGGATAATGCGACTGAGCAATTAAATCGCATTGAAGATAGACAACGAGGCCATAAATGTGGATCAGATTAGGTGACTGTAATCGTTGTGGTAAATGTTGTCATTTAAAAAACTTACTTAAATCATCCGTTCATCAAACTGGTACTCAGTGTAATAATATGGATGCTGTTTGTAAACATTTAAAGATGGGTGAAGATGGAGCTGAGGCAACGTGTTTAATCTTTGGTAAGCTTAATAGACCTGTAGCGTGCCTTCTTCATCCTAGCAGCCCTGATTCTTTAACCCCGGATTGTGGTTATTCTTTTGTTTGGGTAATTTGTGATTAGGAGTCATTATGAAAGTAATCTGCGATTGTGGCACTGAAATGACGCCAGTAGTTGATGAAAATGGTAAGTTGGAATATTGGTTTCCGGTTGTTACATTACATTTTATGGGTCGAATGTCTTTTGAAGGTCGAGGGTTTTTCTTTGATTGCCCTAAATGTAAACAAGCTGTAGTTGTAAGCCCACGATAATTTAATGGCTCGTTGTGATTCATGTCGTCGATACGTTTCTATTCATTTTGCGTGGTCGACAAATAGCATTGATACTCTTTGCGAGTGGTGTTATATTCTTAGAAAGACAATAAAATATAAGAAGAGGTTGAGAAATAAAATATGTTCACAATTAAACGCAGCCAGAAATTTGAGTATGCGCACCGACTTCTAAATCATCCAGCTCTATGCCAATATCTTCACGGACATTCAGGTAATGCTGAAGTAGAGATTATGTCTAGTACTTTGGATGAACAAGGTATGGTTGAGGATTTTTCGATTCTCAAGAAAGCGATGAGTGAAGTTCTTGACTTTTGGGATCATGCGACGCTCTTAATGCGGAATGATCCGCTCGTTTCGACATTTCAATTACATCAGCAACGGCTATTTCTCTTTGATGAACCACCTACTGCTGAAGTTATGGCAAGGACTCTTTTCAATGGACTGCAAGAATTTTTTCCTAATCGAGTGAAGAGAGTGACAATTTCAGAGACAGAGAAGAATCAAGCAACTTATGATCGGGGAATTTCATGATCACTCAAGCTGAAATAATTGAAGTCTTAAAAATGCAGTCCATCCTTAATGGAGTTATCTGTTTAATGATCGCTCTCTTGGGTGCTTGTGGTACATATGGCGCTTTCTTTGTCATTAAGGCCGGGCTCAAGAACACAGAAATTGAAACGAAAAAGTGGATGGTTACTTCAGGAGTAATTTTAGGTGTAGCATCTCTTTCATTATTCTGTGTTTTCTTTTGGATGGGCTTAACTCGCGTTGCTAATCCTGGAATGTCTGCTGTTGAGTACTTAGTGCGTAACGCAAAAGGAACATTGTTTTAATGATTTTGGAGAGCGACCTCCTGCCGGTAATCGCGAGCCCGCCGGTTTCCTGGGTTAGTTTACTCTACGGGTATTGAGGCTCTCCAAAAATTCCCATGACCGCTATCCGTAGAGGGGCTCGCACTTCATATGAGTACATTTGTTGAACTATATATTTTAGGAAGAGTAGAGTTAGAGGATATTGATCGTTTTATTGAAGTATGGCATTCTAATCGTTACGAGACTCGAACTCTTCACGAATATCTTGGTTTAACTTTTGAGGAATATAGTAAGTGGTTAAGAGATCCAACAGTGCTGAGAGTATTGAGGTTAGTGCCATCAAACAGTCAACAAAACCAAAAACGAAAAAACCGCGAATCAAGGTGAGCTCGGCTAAAGCTAAGGGGAGAAATCTTCAGCAATGGGCGTGCCAAAAGATTAGTGATCTCATTGGTCTAGCGTGGGGAAAAGACGAGCATATATCATCACGTGAAGGTGGTCAGGCTGGGGTTGATGTCCGATTAGTTGGCGAAGCGAAACAGTTATTCCCTTTTAGTGTAGAATGTAAAAATCATAAAACTTGGCGAATGAAAGAATGGATCGATCAAGCTAGCTCTAATCAAATGCCAAATACTTATTGGTTGCTTATTTTAAAGAAGTCTGATATAATTAAAAAGAATAGAATAGATAATGTTGTAGTAATGGATGCAAATGATTTTTTTGAAATGTTATCGCATCTTGGGGGGTTTAGTAAAAAGTGAGTTTGCCAGAACCGATTATCGCGTTAGATCATCCTAATAAAAAGAAAGTTTATGAAGTACTAACAAC